GTCTGATGGGTTGCAGTCTTCTCATTGACGAGAAGACCGATCCTAGCGCCCAGAGTCTGGAAAGACTGGATCTGAGCTGCCGTCCAAAGGGCGATTACATCATCGCCTTTGATACGGAATTGCATTGTTCGGTCGACGACCGAACAAACAAAGAATACGCAGTAGGCCAGACAAGTCCATCCTACTGGCATTCCCATCGGGGTACCCGAGGTGACCCGGGCCCCTTTAACGGTCATCCCGCTGAACAAAGTTTCAGTCGGGATACCGAGTGCCTTGGAAAGTTCCAGAAGAACTTCCTGAGACAGGTTATCTGTCGCTTTCGAAAAATCGGCAGAATATATAAAATACGAAGACCTTGGCTTGCGCTTCGGCTTTCGGAATTTAATCGTCAGGAGCTCTGGGTCAACCAGAGCCTCGGACGTGACCGTATGCTTCTTTTTTACGAGCATCGGGAACAACCTGCGCCTGTGCGTTTGAGCATGGGAGAGCAAAATCGGATCGCTTTTCGTAACAATCCGAGTTTTCCAACCAAGCTCTGGCACAGCCAGAGGTTGCAAATCGACAGATGTAGGGCACGGATGTGCCTTACACATGTTATTAAATCCCCGATAGCGCATTGCTATCGGTTCATCTTGTGGAATCAACTTCCCCATTTTGGACATGTGGAACGACCAGCTGCCGGCATCCCAGTTACGCATCTGGAATGTCTTACTAAGTCCCGTTTCCAGGACTTTGAGCAAGCTGGTCCTCCCGCCGTTCTTCCGGGTGGAGCCGATACACGAACCTGAAGAGATAAAATCTCCAGGTTGCAGAGGAAAAGGCTTATCGGCCTTCAACTTCTTAATCTCCCGAACGATACTATCTGGTACCGGTCGGGGATCCCGAGGGGCGGTTATAAATTCCGTCCACTCGTTCACCGCTTGGCGCAAGCGCGCTTTCGGTGGCTTCGGTAGAGCCCGTCGCAGTTTCAAAAACTGCAGCAGGTTCACCGTCTTCGATGTGGTTCTGACGAACCGCGGGAAGATCTTATAGAAGTCGGCTCCCGAGGGAGTCCGACATTCAAGTACGGCCGTGTTGAGTTTCCCCAGCACAGCCTTCAAATCATCGAGGTACGCGTACCCAATGATTTTCAGTTTACGAAGATGAGTGGATATCCACTCATCGACGTACGTCCTACAACCTCGCTTTTTGAGCTTGGTGAAGGCAGACAGAAGAGCTGCTCGCAAGGATATTGCGAGCGACTCACATATGTTCGAAAACACATGTTGTCTGGTATCCGCAAGGGGTCTAACCCCTTGAGATATCGTCGAGACAGCGTCTTGTGTTACACGAGTTAAC